GATATAGTTCTCCTAACTATATTAATGCAAATTATTTTTCAGGGACGCCCTTTGGTGGCGCGGCCTTCATGGCCTCTACCTGCTGGATGGTTCGGTGCAGGTCACCCATAACTTCCTTGTTGATAAACGCCTTAACAAATGCGCTGGCAACTTCGGCTGTTTTGGTGTCAAGCATTCCATCCTTAGGCAAGCCCTTGGGGACATACTGTTCTTTAGTCTTTTTGTTCATTTTCTTCCTCGTTCAATTTATCAATTTGCGGCGTAAGTTGTAACTGAATGTCGTTGATGTAATTTGCCCACGCCAAAACCGGCACAGCAAAGGGCTTATTCATCATATTAATCAGTTCGTTAATATCTTGCAACGTATATTTCAACGTCACAACAGTTTTTTCAATGTCAATCATTTAAGTCATCCTCTGTTTCAAGTACGGCTTTTTTGGGGCTAAATTGTTTGGTCTTAATCATTATTTCAAAACCATCCCACAGCCGCTGGCATTTCATGTTGAGAACTTCCTTAATGGCAGCCAGCCGGTTGTGTTCATCGTCCTCTGATAGGTACTCAGTACCATCAAACTTTTCTCGCAGGTATTCATCAATCAGCTCGGTGGTTCCCCACACATCCAGAATACCTTGTTCCAGATCAAAGCGGTCGTAGTTATTGAAGCTCTTCATCTAATTTGGCCTCCTCAACTTTACCCTTGAAGTCATACACATACCATTCGCCCAGAACTTCAAGAGCGTAAACCACGCGTTTCCATAGGGCAACATCATCTTCATGGGCCCACATTTTGGTATTTTCGACCCTTTCAATATCTTGGTTCAAATTAATATAGTTTTGAATCAAGATCTTACCGACTAATTCATCGGTAAAGTCTTCGTCTAATTTAATCAGCATTTTTTAACCTCCGTTGAATTTCACGTTCTACATACCACTTTGCCTTACGTAGATCCTCGATGGCATCATTTTTCAAATCAGCCCGCCAAATGTACTTAACCGCGTTTCCTAGGTTAAAGTTCATATGCTCCGTTACGGTAATACACTCCACGCCGCTAGGGTGTTTGGTGTAATGCCTTGGGTTATTAATGACATCAAATTGAGACATCATCAACACCATCCATTAATTGACTAACTACCCAGTCTGCCTCTTCGTGGTTTTCGCACAAAAAGATTTTATTAATCTTGCCAAACTGGTTTGTGTCCAAGTCGTCGGTTTCTTCCACGTCAATGTGCATGATACCGTCTTCCATATGTTCTACAACAAATACAGTCATACCCTTAGCTCCTTCTTAATAAACTCGATGCCCTTGGCAAAATGCCAACGCCAATACTTTTCTGTTACGCCAATATCTTTATAGGACTTACCTTCCAAAAACGCCTCTAAGACAACTTTCTGCTGCTCTGGCATGCGGTTCTCAATCAGCCTTTGAATATCCAAAAGGTCTTCCGCATCCCATGGCACCCACCCCTCCGCAATTATTTCAGGGTGCGACTCCGGCTCATCCTGCTCAATAGGGTCGATCTCCTCGTCGGACAGTTTGGTTCTTACCGCGTTGACTTTATAAATTGTTATTGGTTTCATGCTCTATATTAATGCAAATTTAGCGCCTCTAATAGCGCGTCCTGCCGAGATATTTTTCCTTCTAATACCTTGACAACCTGAGTATCCACACTATCCTCTACCGTAAGGTGATGAATTATAACGGGTTTTTCCTGACCCTGCCGATAAATCCGTGCGTTGGCCTGAATATAATTTTCCGAGCTCCATGGTAAATCAAACCAAACCGTCTGCGCTATGTCGCCGGCGTTGCACTGTAAGTTTAACCCAATACCACCCGACTGCGGGTGCGCCAATAACATTTTAATTTTACCGTCGCGCCAGTCTTGCATATTATCATCGCTAAGAACCTGCGCCTCTGGAAACGCTGCCTGAATGCGCTGTAACGCATGCTTAAAATGGTAAAACACCAGCGTTGGCGCCGACGATTCTTCCATTAACGATTCCAGAAACTCGATCTTGGCATTGGTTGTATTGACTGTATTACCGCCTTCATCATAAACAGCGCCAGAAGTAAACTGCAGCAGCTTATTTGCCAGCACGGCCGCGGTCGGCGCCGTGATCTCCTCGCCCTTCAGGTTTAGCACCAAATCTTTCTTTAAAGTCTCGTAATATTTTTTCTCTGAGGAGGGCAGGATAATCGGGTGGTACAGCATTGTGCATTCTGGCAGCTCCAGATAATCCTTTGCCTGCAAACTGAAACAAATGTCCGATATGGCGGTATGAATCTGTTCCACTGCCCCCGGTTTGGGCGCGTAGCTGTACACCACCTTGGTGTGCCGGTTGATTTTGTCCGGCGTCAGGTACTTGTCTCTGAACTTCGTCAAGGAAGTTTCTAACCGTTGTCCCATATCCAATATCCCCACTTGGGCCCACAAATCCGCTATGCTCTGGGGTGAGGGGGTTCCCGTCAAAATCAAGCGTTTCTTGAATCCCTTCAAGTGCTTCTTTAAGGCTTTGAATCGCTTTGTGGATGGATCTTTGAAACGAGAACTCTCGTCGATCACCAAATTGTCGAAGCTCTTCCCTTGTTCTAATAGCCAAACTAAGTTTTCGAGATTGGTAATATAAATCGATGACCGCGTCTTGAGTGCGGCTAATCGCTGCGATGGTGTCCCTAAAATTTTGCTCAAGGTCAGCTTCGATAGATGCTTCCAATTCTTTATTTCCTTGTCCCATACATTCTCCGCTACGCGCTTAGGCGCAATAATAAGTGTTGTACCTTCAAACTGTTCCGCAATAATTGTCAGGGCCATGATTGTTTTACCTGTCCCGGGCTCTGCAAATAGCCCCACAGCATTAAGTTTGGAGGCCTGATTTATCATCCTTAGTTGATAATCATGTAATTGATTTCTGTTTAGCACGTGTTTGCCCCCAAATCCAGTCTGCAATTGCATAATGCTCCACCATTGTCCCGTTGTCCTTGATGCGGTTGGCTCGTTGCGAAATAAACGCAACGTTGCCCTCCACATAACCTAACTCCGGAATAATCCTGTCAAGCTGCGGGCCGTTATCTAACGCGTATCCGGGCCCCATTTTAGACTGGCCCCAAACAAACGGGGTTCTAAAGATGGGGCATTCGTCACCTGCAATTGATTGTAAGTACGTTGTCGTTATGTCAAAAGGCAGCCCTAATTTTTTAGCGCGTTCTCTTGCATGTCCGCATGCATTTGCTATTTGCAATTTTTTAGGGTCGCGTGCCATATGAATGCTTCAACGTCTGCTTTACTTCGAACTATATCGACGATAAACCCAGCTTTTTCCAGCTCCTTGAAGACCACCTTTTGTCGTGCTGACAATATCCCCTTGGCTGTTTTCAACTCCACGAACTGGACTTTTTGGTTCAGGATTACTATTCGATCCGGCACCCCCGTCACCGTGCTTATCCACTTGTAACTCAGGCCCCCCGCTTCCTTTACCTTTTGACTTAGGTACTGCTCGATTTCTTTTTCCAGCATTTTTATCCTTTTCATTAATAATGGCCTGCGTCAACTGCGCCACAATATGCTCAGTCAAATAGGCGCGGGACTCTTCGCCAATCTCGTCAACCTCTTCTCCGATATGCTCAAAGATCCGGCACACGCAGTGCGTCGCCTCATGTGCAATGATGCCCGCCAAGTAGGCCGGACCGCGGTCGCATTCATCCAGATCAAACGCCAGCACAATGATACCCTCGCGGCCGTCTGCAATGTAGTGTGTCTCACCAATGCCCATGTCCAGCGCGGTGGCCTTGATGTTCATGTCGTGGTCGGCCAAGATTTCTTGGAAGGCCTTGTTACTAAAACACAGCTTAATTGCCACCTTGAAGTGGCCGGCGTCCACCGCGTAATAGTCAAACTTTTTTGCCATCTTTTGCTGCTTTCTTTAATTTTTTAACTTCGGTGTCAAGGCGTTTCATTTCTTTTTCTTGGTCAAAGATAATGTCGGCCATTTCTTTAATCACTTCTTGGGCCTGCTCAAATCCAATAATAAACATCTGTTCGTCAGAACGAACCTGCATGTCGATTTTGTGCTGGCCTTTCCACGTTTGGTACGCAATGCGGGCTTGTTCTGACATTAAAAGATCTCCTGTTCAAAGTTACTTATCGACTCAATATATTTCTGCGCCTTGGGGTTTAGTTTAACACCACAATAAACGTGAATCCGATCCCCATTTTCTCGCACCATGTCAACCGTCACCCGGTGCTCCTGTGTGGCCGCCAAGAACCGACGCTTGAAAGCAAGATCCGTGCCAACTGGAATATTCTTCTTAATGGCCCAATGCTTATAGCAGCGGAAAATGTCATCCTTCGGTGTGGTGGCCGTTGGGTCGAACTCCAGCGCGTCCTCCGAGAACGAGCCGATCACATTGCCAATTTCTTGCATCAACTCCAAGTAAATTTCACCGCTCTTGGGCTGTTTAAAGTACCCACCGCGGTCTAAACGACGACGCAGGCCCTCCAGCGCCCAATTAAAAATGCCGCTCAACTCGCTCTCCAGCTTGTAGGACAGCTCGGTGTCTTCCTTGCCATAAAAGCTGTTTGACATTTTAAGAACAACCATGCGGCCAGTCAGGGCGTTTGAGT